CAGCGTTGACTACCTCGGCTCTTGCGTTTTCGACAGTAAAGCTATTGCGGGGCTCGGCGCGTTTGTTAAGTTTGTGAAAACCCAGACGACCTAATAACGGAGGTATAAGCTAATGGCGGAAATAACAAAGCAATTTGTTTATGATGTCCGCCGATACTTACGCATAAGCCACACTCATTTTGACGCAGAAATTACCGACCTAATAGGAGCGGCGCGAGCCGACCTCCTATTAGGCGGTATTAAAGCCGCAAAGGTAGAGGACGAAAGCGACGCCCTTATAAAGCGCGCTATTGTTTGCTATGTAAAAGCCGAGTTTGGACTCGATAACGCGGACGCGGAAAAATACCGCAGCAGCTACGAAATGCTAAAAAGGCACTTGCAGCTATCAAGCGAGTATATCGAGGAGGCGTAGCTATGTATTGGCGAGAAATCGGCTATTTATGCGTAGAAACGGAAAAGCTCGACTCGCTCCGAAAACCCTACAAGGACTACGAAAAACGCGAGGTTTTTTGTAATTCAAAAGGCGTAAAGCGTAATGAGTTTTACCAGGCGCAAGCCCAGGGCTACCGCCCCGAGCTTTGCGTAGAAATAAAAGAGCTTGACTATAACGGAGAGGGACACTTTGAGTATAACGGCAAAATGTATAGAATTATCCGTACATATCCCGTGAAAAACGAGTGCCTCGAGGTTATTTGCCAGGCTTTAGTAATAGACAACAACTAAAGCGGGAGGGGGTTATGCTCTATAAAATCGAATACAGCAGCATTTATAGAGGCTCTTACGGAGAGGGTTAATACTATTCTGCCGACAACATACGACGAGGCACCGACGAAAAACACGCCCGCGCTTTACGCCGTTGTAAGCGGTATAAACATAATCGACCTTGAGAGCGGCGACCTCGCCTCGTTCTATATTGACGTATGGGCGGACGAAAAAGCCCACAACGCCGCAATAGAGCTCGAGCGAGCTTGCGACAACCTCCGCAACGGGCTTTATAACGCTATTATTTCTGCGCCTGGCTTGTACGGGCATATCGGTTTTGACAACCAAAACACCGTAGCCGACAGCGAATTTGATATAGCGCATAGGCGCTTGTCTATGTCGGCAAGATTATTTTATTTTTAGGAGGTAACGCTATGGTTACAAATCTTACACAGCAAGAGATTGAAAATATCCAGATTGACGAGTCTGTTATTTATCTCGACTATGGAGAGTCGACCGAAAAAATCCTCGCCCCGACTCGCGGCGGCGGCGAATTTGTCGCAAGCGCAACCGTGCGCGACATTGAATTTGACGGCAGACACGGCAAGACAGCGGGCGCCCAGGTTATCGAGGAGCAAGCAGCCTCGATTAAGGTTACTACTCTTTGTATGAGCCAGGAAAACCTCGCTCGTGCTATTCCTGGCTGCACAATTTCCGACGAGGCGGGCAAGGTGATTAAAAATCCCAAAACGGGTATTATTCCCCTTTCTGCATATCTCAAAAATATTACAATGTTTGCAAAACTTATCGGCGGTAAGTTTAAGAAAATCACCATTTACAACCCTATGCACGAGGGCGGCTTGACAGCGAAAGCCGTACAAAAGGCAGAGGGCGAGCTCGCTTTTGAGTTTATGGCTCACTATCCGCATACCGACCTCGACGGCGACTTGTGGAAAGTCGAAGAAATCGAAACAGCGCCGACACCTACAGCACCAGCTGCACCCGCAGCAGAAACACCCGAGGAAACACCCGAGGAATAAAAACAGAGTTTAAGGAGGAGCCAAACTATGTTGACAATTAAAACAATGCCTATGCTGCTTAAAATCGTAGGTAAGCTCGATATTAAGCCCGTTGTAGAACATCTAAAGGGGCTTGACATTTTCGAGGACGCAAAGGACACAAAGGACGCTATGCAGCAGCTTTCAAAAGAAAAAGTAGGCGTCCTTGCTTGCGAAATTCTTACAGAAATTACCCCGCAGCTTGGAAAAATTGCGGACGACCTACCGCCCCTCGTAGCTGCCTACTACGATATTACCGTAGAGGAGGCAGAAAAGCGCGACGCGGCAGAAGTTATTAACGATATTATCCACGACGAGGGTATCGTAAATTTTTTCAAGCGTGCTTTACGAAAGAAAGTAGAGCAAGAAGTTTAACGCTACTGCACAAATATTACGAATGGCAGCTTATCGAGAGTCTACCTTTGGCGGCTCTCGGTGAGCTGCTTTCTTATGCCAACAAAGAGGAGGAACGCTTGCAAAAAGCGGAAATCGAAAAACGCCTCTATCCTTTATGGCTCGTAAATTATGCAGCTGCAAAAATCAAGGGCAGCGGAGAGGTTATAGGCTACGACGAATTTTTGAAAATAGTTTTTTCCGACTCCGCAATACCAAACACACCGAAAAAGAAAAAAACAGCCGAGGAAATTATGGCACAATTTGCCCCAATTATCGTGGCTGATAAACAGAAAGGAGGCTAACCTATGGCGAGTATATTTTCTCTTTTTGGTACTATCTTTATTGATAACGCCGAGGCGGATAAAAGCATAGATACTACAACAGAAAAGGCAGAAAAAAGCGGCTCAAAGGTTGGCTCCGCTTTCGCTGCTATAGGAAAAGGAGCTGCCGCAATGGGTACCGCTGTTGTTGCGGGAGCGGCGGCAGTAGGTACGGCTGCCTTTGGAATGGCGTCAAAAACCGCAGCAGCAGCCGACGAAGTAGACAAAATGAGTCAAAAGCTCGGTATGAGCCGCGACGCCTACCAGGAGTGGGACTATGTACTCTCGCAATCGGGAGTAGAAATTACAAGTATGTCTACGGGCTTAAAAACTCTTACTAACAAGATTGACGACGCGAAGAACGGCAGCTCGTCGGCTGCGGAAATGTTCGGCAAGCTCGGTATATCTATGGAGGAGTTAAACAATATGTCCCGCGAGGACGCTTTCGACGCCGTTATAAAAGGTATGCAAGGTATGGAGGACTCCACCGAGAGAGCCGCTCTTGCTAATGACCTATTCGGAAAAAGCGGACAAGAATTAACGGCGCTGTTTAACCAAACGGCAGAAAGCACCGACGAACTAAAAAACAAAGCTCACGAGCTCGGTATGGTAATGACCGACGAAACAATAGACGCGGGAGTTAAATTTACCGACACAATAGACACCGTAAAGCGCTCTTTTGGCGGAATAATGAATAGTTTAGGCGGCGTTGTTTTGCCTATCGTTCAAAAAGTGCTTGACCTTGTAACGAGCAAATTACCAGCGGTACAAGCGTTATTTGCAAGGCTTTCTCCGATTATTACGCAAGTTTTCGACTCGGTTTTGCCTCCGCTTTTTGACTTGGTAGAAACGCTGTTACCTATTCTGCTAAATTTGATAGAAACGCTGTTACCGCCTATCGAGTCTATAATTACTACGGTTTTACCTATCATAGTAAGCCTCATACAACAGCTGGCGCCGTTCCTGGTGCAAATAATCGAGCAAATACTGCCAATTTTGGTTGACCTAATTAACGGAATTATGCCGCTTGTGCTACAAATCATAGAAACGGTGCTGCCTATTCTTATACAGCTTATTCAAGCTATTTTGCCGCCCGTTTTGCAGATAGTACAAGCCATTTTGCCCGTTATTATTCAATGCTTGGAAATGCTCTTGCCTCCTATTTTGCAAATTATAGAGGCTATCTTACCCGTATTGATTAACTTAATCAATACAATAATGCCCCTTGCAATGCAAATTATCGAGGCAATATTGCCCGTAATTACACAGTTAATAGAAATGCTACTGCCTCCGATAATGCAAATTATCGAGGCTGTATTGCCCGTTTTAATTAACCTTGTAAATACAATAATGCCTCTTTTAACAACGATAATTGAGGCAATTTTGCCCGTAATAACAACGTTGCTCGAGGCTCTTATGCCCGTAATTCAACCGATACTCGATATTTTAGTAGTATTGATTGAGCCGTTAATGCAATTACTCGACCTTATATTACCGCCTATTATAAGCCTATTGCAGAACATAATCGAAAAAATTATGCCTCCATTGCAAAAAGTTTTCGAGGCTGTAGCGGGTGCAATTAGCGGAGTTTTCAAAAACGCCCTCGAGGGCATTATGAAAGTATTTGAAAACGTAAAAGGCGTTTTCCAGGGTATTATAGACTTTGTAAAAAATGTCTTTACGGGTAATTGGCGCGGAGCCTGGGACGCTGTTGTAAAGATATTCTCAAACAT